TTTCTCAAGACTATAGTTCCATGGTGAACTTTGCACGATGCAAGTGTTTAGGTGCAAATGTTCTTCGTGGACCTAATCAGATTCCTTGGGATGGTAAACTGAAGTATGATTATCAACTCTGGATTGATAATGATATTGTCTTTAACACCGAACAGTTCTATCGTCTTGTCGCAATGGACAAAGACATTGCAGCTGGTTGGTATATGACCGAAGACGGTCGTACCACATCTGTTGCACACTGGTTGGAAGAAGATGACTTCAAGAACAACGGTGGTGTCATGAATCATGAGACTGGTGAAACGATGGAGAAACGTCGTAAACCCTTCACCGTTGATTACACTGGTTTTGGTTGGGTACTGATCAAGAACGGTGTCTTTGAGAATCTTGAGTATCCTTGGTTCGCTCCAAAGATGCAAGTCTTTGATTCTGGTGAAGTTCAAGATATGTGTGGTGAGGACGTATCGTTCTGTCTCGATGCAAAAGCGAAGGGATATGAGATCTGGTGCGATCCTAAGATCCGTGTGGGACACGAGAAGACTCGTATTATCTGAGTTTGAAAATGGCGCGTTTAGAACCGATTCTAGGCGCGTCTCGGCGCGAAAAAACATTCTAAATTTATTTGAGGTATTTTAACTATGGCAGTCAAAGCAAAAGGTGGACTTGGTAAGAACACTCACGTCTCTGGTCCTCCGAAGAAAACTCGGCAAGGTCAAGGTGGAGGTACTAAATATGCTGCCACGTCACGTAATAAAGCTAAAAAGCCTTATCGTGGTCAAGGTAAATAAATAAAAATAAACCTTAGATTTAAAAATGGCAGACGCAACTCCAAAGACTGGACCAAATCCTTCAGATTCACCATCAACAAGTCCAGAGAATGCTAAAGTTTTTGGTTATGATGTAGCTTCACAATCAAGGAAAGCAGCATCAGCACCAAAAGTTAACCCCAATTCTCCACTAGCTGCTGGTTGATATGACGGAAAAGGAAGCATATCTACACGAGTGGATCGAAGAATTATCGACTCCTCGGGATGAACTTGGTGGAGCACCAGTATGTCCCTATGCTTCCATGTCAAAAACTAGTATTGTTGAAACACCAATTGATGACATTGTGCCTGAATCAGGGTATGATGTCATCATTTTTATTGTAGAAGACTTCTGGAAACCTCATCAACTCCTTAGGTGGGTTAATTTTTACAATCAGAAGTATACTTATTACAAATTTTATGATGATAGTGCTCTTTCTGAGACTTTCATTAATGGAATTCGTACAAATAATCAGAAATTTAACTTAATTTTGTGTCAGTCAAAGAAAAAATTGAATGCGATGCGTAAGAAACTCGCTGAAACTGACTATTATTCGTATTGGAGTAAGGAATATTTGGAAGAAGTTCTCGGAGAGGACATAAAAATAGTCGAAAAATCAGAAGAAGAAGACATTTCGGGATAGCAACCCCGTAAAAAGTTCTGATCTAAAAAATCAGGAGCTAAAAATGTCAAATCATCCAGTCCCAGATCAGGGAAAAGACTTTATTGAGTCTGGAATGACACTCATAACCGACCCAAAATCGGACAAATACTTAAATATGCTTCGTGAAGTCGCTCATGATCACATTCATGACATCAAAAGACAGACAAAACTTCATGAACAAATCAGAAATGATGATGATTATGATGATTGGGAGTATGGTACTGAACCAGTCTATGGTAAAAAGTGGTAAAAAGGTCTTATACATATAATAAATACCCTTTGTTTACAAGTAATGGCATTAATTTCTCGAAAATTTAGAGATATTAGTTTGTCTTTTGTACGAAATCCTGTCACTAATGACATTCTTGCGATTACAAATGAGGATGCCATCAAGAAATCGGTGATCAATTTGGTCAGAACAAGGGTAGGTGAGAGATTTTTTAATGATATTCTTGGAACAAACGTTGATAATTCAATGTTTGAACTACAGACACCCGAGTTAGCGAGTTCTTTAGAGATTGAAATATCAACTCTTCTAAAGAACTTCGAACCTCGGATTAGACAAGGGACAGTTGATATTACATATCCACCAGATTCGAACGAAATCAATGTGAGAATATCATATGATATTGTGGGAATACCTGCCCCACAACAGACTATAGACTTTTTACTACAGCCAACTAGAATCTAATGGCATTCAATCAGTTTACAAACTTAGATTTCGAAAATTTAAGGACTCAAATCAAGGACTATTTGAGATCAAACAGTGAATTCACTGATTTTGATTTCGAAGGTTCTAACTTTTCGACGCTGATTGACTTATTGGCATATAACAGTTATGTGACTGCCTTTAACTCAAACATGGCAGTCAATGAAGTATTTCTTGATAGTGCGACTCTTAGAGAAAACGTTGTTTCACTTGCAAGGAATATTGGTTATGTTCCTAGATCAAGAAGAGCGGCACGTGCTAGAGTCGGTTTTGATGTTGATATGAGTCAGACGGACTCAAGAACAGTAAAAATTCTTGCAGGTCAAGTTGCTCTTGGAGCAGTTCAGGGTGGAAACTATATCTTTTCTATACCTGACGATGTAACAGTTCCTGTTGATACTAATGGAACTGCGACGTTTAGTTCTTTGGAGTTATATGAGGGAATATATCTAACCTCAACATTTGTTGTAGATAACTCTCAAGCAAATCAAAGATTTGTTTTACCGAATGCAAATATAGACACGACTACTATTAGAGTAAGTGTCAAGAATCAGATTACAGAACAATATACACAATATTCGAATATTCTAAATGTCGATGAGAACTCAAGGATATTCTTAATTCAAGAAATTGAAGACCAGAAATATGAACTTAGATTTGGTGACGGAATAATCGGTAAGAAGTTGGATTCTGGGTCAGTAATTACTGCTTCTTATATCGTAACGAATGGTACAACAGGTAACGGAGCTTCCAACTTTACTTTCTCGGGCATTATTCAAGATAATAATGGTACTGATATTACTTCTGGAATCTCTTTACTATTAACTGAAGCATCATCCCAGAATGGGGACGAGATCGAGTCTATAGACTCTATCAAGTACTTGGCACCTAGAGTCTATTCATCGCAGTTCAGGGCGGTCACAGCGAACGATTACAAGGCGCTTATACCATACATCTATAGTAATGTTGAGTCTCTCTCTGCATATGGTGGGGAAGAACTAGATCCTCCAGAATACGGAAAGGTTTTTATCTCAATTAAACCAAGAAATGGTACATTTTTATCTGAAGTAACTAAGTCTGATATTATTAGAAGTTTAAGACAATATTCAATTGCTGGAATTAGGCCAGAAATCATTGACCTATCTTACTTGTATGTAGAGGTTGATGCCACAGTTTACTATAACGTAAATACATCTTCCAGTGCAGAAAATGTAAGAACAAAAGTATTAAATACATTGACTACCTATTCCAGATCTTCGGATGTCAACAACTTCGGTGGAAGATTCAAATACAGTAAAGTTGTTGCACTAATTGACGATACTGACGAGTCAATTACATCAAACATCACCAAGATTAAGATGAGGAGAGATTTGTCTCCAGAATATAATACTTTTGCAACATATGAGTTGTGTTTTGGAAATAAGATTCATATTAGAAAAGATGGATATTCGGTAAAATCAACAGGATTTACCATTGATGGTGTTGCAGAAACACTCTACATGGCAGATTTAGCCGTTACAGATACTTCTGGAAGAATCTTCTTCTTTAAAATTGAAAACAATGTTCCTGTAATTGTTAAAAATAATGCCGGAACAGTTGATTATGTCACTGGCGAAGTTCTTCTTGATGTGGTAAATATAACAGGATCTTCACTAACAAATGGATTCATTGAGGTACAGGCTGTACCAGAATCAAATGATGTTGTTGGACTTAAAGATCTATATCTGCAAGTAGATATAAACAATTCTAAAATATCTACGATTGAAGATATTATTGTTTCTGGTGAAAATAGTTCTGCTACATTATTCACCCCAACCTCCAGTTACTTAAACGGAAATTATACGAGATAACATGGCCGATATCCAAAAAGTCAGAATTAATGACGTACTGGAATCCCAGATTCCAGAGTTTCTAAACGACGAGTCTCCTCTATTCAAAGAGTTTCTAAAGAGTTACTATAATTCTTTAGAGAATAAATCTGGCGCAGTAGATCTTGCAGAAAATATAAAAGAGTACAAAGATATCGATGCATTTAGTATCGATCAACTGGGGTCATATAGTATAGTAACCGAAGAGGTTTATGCATTCGATAGTGAGATTAAAGTTCAATCTACTGTTGGTTGGCCATCTGAATATGGCTTGTTAAAAATAGATGATGAGATAATTACATACAAATCTAAGACTTCTACATCATTCCTTGGGTGTTCCAGGGGTTTTAGTGGTATTGATAAGATAAAATCTGATGCTGATTCTCAATTTTTAGAATTTAAAAAATCAGAAGCTTCT